GTTCGTATTTTCCCAAAAGGGATAAGGCTGAAGGTAATGAATCAATAGGTAAATCCAACGAAGGATCGACCGAATAAAGATTCTTACCACTCACTTCATACCACTGTTTTAAAGTGGGTATTAGATGAGAAACATAAGCCTGGGCAGTCTGTTCGACGCCCGAGGGATCTACCGAAAAGCGTAGACCTCTTCCGAAAGTTGATCGGTCATAATAATTCATGGCTGAAAACTTTCTGTTAAGACTCATGAGGTAGCCAGCTAATTCTCGCTCTCCTAAGAGACATAAAGCATTGTAAACTCTTTCCTCTAACGGTTTCCCGTTTGGGTTAAAGCCTAAACCTCCCATAAAGGAAGGAACTTCCCAAAGGAAGTCAGCAATGCGCCTTTGACGGCGGCGAAGAAGAAGCTTCCCCTTACGACCTATATTTCGCACAATATCGAGGAATGAGTCATCTGAGATGGCTCTCCATTTATTCTGGATAACGACAGAGTTGGGGGTTATCAACCTTCCAGCAAACTCGGCCACTGTCTTAGATTCGAGAGATTTTTCGCTCGATATGGGACAGCCGAAGTCTTCCAGACATTGGCGGTATCGTGTGTACAATAAATCGTCTAGTATTACAACATCATCACCTAAAATGAAGAAGTCGTTTCCATGACTGTAATCATTAAGGGTGTAGAGCAGAAGGCCATGGGCCAGTGCAAACGAAGGAAAAGAAGGATACAACCCAAGAGGTTGACCTTTCTTCCATTTTATTACGGTATCTCTATAGATCCAGTCCCCTCTACATAAATCGTAGAATAAGTGAACATGGTCAAGAGATTTCTTAAAGATTTCAGATAGTATTATCATCTGAATTTCTAAAGGAAAATAATCCGTTGCACCCGTTAGGTCTACTGAATACACATGAGACGTCTTTTCAACAAGCTTGGCTTGGATAAAAGGAATGGCTTTCTCCTGATTATGAGTACAATCCCAATCAAAACGGGATAGCATTCTAAATAAGGATGAGCCCAATGGTTGCATTGCTGCTTGATAAACTCTTGCAGGATTAGCAACAGCCCTTAATTTAAAGCCAGGTTCTTGTATAAACCCAATTTTCCCCACAGAATCGTCATAATCGATTAAATCAGGACTATCTCGAGGATCATCTAGATCTATACCTGCTTCCACACTATTAAAAATGCGTGGATAGCGGCCTCGTAGGTATAAACCGAATTGGGTATAGCGTGTAAAACTGAGACTCTCCAGAACAATCTGGTCCTCAGGATAAGTCTTCCCATTCGCATGGGGAGCCCTTTTGAGGGGATTAGTCATTCCCAACCATAAAGGCTTAGGCAATGGAAGAGTTTCTTCAAGCTTAAGAACACGCACGGCGCCTCTTAGACGACGAGCTATATCATATGGGATTACACATGGAGATGCATTCACTCCAGCTAAGAATTTTTGTTCTTG